TTTCAGCATAATGCGCCTCCTGTCAAAGGATTAAAAGTCTGAACTTGCTTTGTAGAACCAAAGAGAATAATCGGTTGTACTTCCGCCACGGCACAAGAACTTAATCTGTGTCCCTTTTTTAACGTAACAACAGATTCCAGCTCCCGCAGTGTTTCCGTTAAGTACGGAAGCAAGTGCCATCTGCCCGTTCTCGACTTGGATTTCAAGAGCTGAGACTGTAGTTGAATTGCACCGAGAAGTCGCCCAGCCGTTGCACGGTGCGGTGTAGGTAAAGAAATCCGTGGTGCTTGTGCAAGGAATATTAATGCCCTGATGGATAATAGGAGCTGATTGTTCTGAAACCCAAGATTTTTTGCTTTGCAAAAACTTCTCGGCAAATAATTGAACGAGGGCCTTAAGCATGACAGAGCCCTCCAAATAAAGTGATTATGCCCCCCCACGATTTTACTGTAGAAGGTTACAACTATGTCTCTAGCATTAACCGCCATAATGGTCACCGATTCTCCTTTTCTCAATGGTAGAAAACCTCGTAGAGAAGAACCTATGGCTGGGCCTGAAAAAGACCCGTGAAGAGCTGTACCAATTATTGCAAATGACCCTCCTGTTACAGAGGCGTCTAGTTTGACTATGTTGCCAAAAATCTTTATGTAACCGTCATTAGGCGCGGCCCATGCGGATAGGATCGTCGTCCATCCGCCACTTGATGTGACAGTGTTTAACGGGGCTATGTTTGTGCCGGTATTATTCGCTCTGTTGGCAACAACAGCCTCACTCGGTGTCGTTCGGCTATCGAGTAGCCGCTGAATAAGCTTTTTGATTAGCATTTTGACTCCTCGCCCGAGCCAAAATGCTCAGGCTTTAGGTTGGTAAAACTAATGGGTAGATTCTTAGCTGTGCAGTTGTACCTTTATAAGAGGCGATGACCGTATCTCCCTTTTTTGCATAGATATAAACCGCACCATTAAAAGCCGATCTCCTAATCAGCGTAATAAAATTACCACCTGCGCTTAAACCGATATGATCTACAGAACCAACCGTATTTTCCACATATAGGCAAACCAAACATGGTGTTGTCGCAACGTAAGTAGGAGATTTTTCAGGCTCGTCCGGAAGGTTTATTACAGTCGGAGAAGGCCACACGGGTAACCCAAACTGCTCGGCCTCCTTGCCATAGATTAGCTTACTACCCCCCCCCACTTACAGCACGTTTAGGCACGAGCTGATTTACAAGCAACTGAATCAACTGTTTAAGCATTGAAACCTCCTTGTCTCATGTTTTGTCTTGCATCGACTTTCTGCTGTAGCTCGTAAGCGAGAGCGGCAGGAAACTCAGGCCACGGCACGAACGGGAAACCCTGCGCCTCGGGCAAGTTTCTCAAGGCTTGGCGATAGGTCTCAAGGGCCGTTCTGTCGGCGTCCTCAAGGGCAGAACGTTTGGCTCCTGCTGACCGTGCCACGGTGATGTCAGGCAACTTCACATAGTCGTCCGTGTCGCTGATACGGGCGTTACGCTCGGCCTTGATCTCGTTGCTGTAACGTTCTTTGCAGAATGCGTCGGTGTTTTCGGGCAACTCGGTTTCCGTGTAGAACTGACCATCAGCAGAGGCATACAACCCAGCGGGTGAGAGTTCACCGAGCCAAAACTTCATGCCGTTGTAAATCTCTTTGAGCTGGTAGTGCTCGGCGGCGTATGCGTCGTCTGCCTCGTTGTTGAATACATGAACCACGGGAGAATTACTCCGTGCAACAATGCGGCCCGTATGGTCTTTAATGCAATACTTCTCAATGGGCCGAGCCATTGCCTCACTCAGGTATTTGGCCTTAATCTCTGCAAGTGTGGTCATGCCTGTTCTCCGTAATGCTCGTCGCAGTAGGCAAAAGCGAGGACATGGAAAACTTTGTCTCTTGCCTTGGAGTAGGAAATCTTCTTGCCGGTTTCCTCGTTAAAGTTGCGAACGTCCACACATGCAGAAGTGTCAGTAACGGTGAATCCGTTCTTAAGTACGAGGGTGCAGACCATCGTGCCTGTACCCGCCACGTGGTGGTAATCGGCATGGTCGATCATGGCGTCCACCGCTTCGGGGCTGATGACAGGATACTTACAGGATTTTCTTGCTTCTTCTCTAATCTCTTGAGTGTTCATGTTTTATCTCCTTTCTATGAATCACATTCGTTTTCTAAAGCGTCGATTTCGGCTTGAGTGGCTCCGTTATCTAAGCAAAGCTGTTTGAGAATCGGTACGAGGTACGCTTCAATAGACGCGCCTAAAGAGGAGGAAACCCAAGCCGCTATCGCCGAAGCAAACGACGCGGCAAACGCCGCAGCCCATCCGATATTTGTTCGAGCTTGTGCCCGCTGAGCGTCTGTAAGATTGTTCTGCTCTGTGTACAAAATAGCCGTCGGTGCCTCGCCCGTATCGCCTTTTGGCCCGTCATTACCGATATCCCCTTTTAAACCGCGGGGGCCTTGAACCGAGAGTTTTATCCAATAGCTCGTGTTGGTAAGGACGGTGCCCGCAGGAACCGCCTTAATGGATTCGTAAATAAAACCGTCACTATCTTGAACACGGTCAAGAATGTCATAGGAAGCCGTGGCGCTCCACGTGCCTTTCCAAACATAACGGACTTTGCCAATACTAAGAGTTGGCATATGTAGCCTCCACTATTCCGTTGTCGTTAATTGAAAATTCAGCAGGTGCAAGGCCTACGTATTCGAGCTGAAGCATTCCCTCTCCGTTTACTTGGAACTGCCCGAAACAGGTGGCGAACGGGCTTTGGCCCATAGGGCCTTGAGGCCCGACACCACCGGCAGGTCCCGGACTGCCTTGCAAACCCCGCTCACCGCGGGGGCCGCGCAGGTTTGAAATCTTTGCGCCGACCGTAGCGGTTGTCGCGGTTACAGCGGTAACTCGGTACAGGTCCCCGTTGGTTGTGTTAAGAACGAGGTCTCCTGCCTTGATGTATGTAGAAGGCGTCAGGTTCGATAGCGGGAATGTTTCGTTCTCGGATACCGACGGGCTTGTTCGGGTAGAGAATCCGGTTTGCGCCGCGATTGCTTGAATCTGCTGGAGGGCCTGTTGACATGTCAGCTTGTCGTCATTCGTAGAGTGCGCGTTGGCCTGCGCCTGGGCCGCAAGTTGCTCGATCGTCTGGAAGGTAAGGACTAGGTCATCAATCTCGTCCTTTAGCGCTTTGATCTCCGCAACATCACCTTTGACTGTGTCATAGATGGCTTGTGCCTGCTGCGCGTAATCATTGGCAGTGGAAGCGATCTCAAGGACTTCTGCCAATACCTCCTGCGGTGTGTGCTCCGATGTGCTCGGAACAATCAGGCATCGTCCGAGGGCTTCCTTCAGCTGCTGGCAGTAAATAGTCAGAGTGTCGAGAGCGTCATTAAGAACTTCCGGATAGAAGCCACCGGCATTGGTAAAGACCTTTTCTTGAAGGAAAGGAGCATTTGAGAGGATCGCCAGCGCTTTTCCGGACGGAAGCGCATTGTTTAAAGTGACCGTGCCTCCGGGAGAATTTTCCTGGTTATCGTTGAGCGTAACCGTGTAGTTCGTAGAGGCAAGCGTCTCGGAGACCGAGGTGTCCTTGTTGTCAGCAACGACAACGGACAAGTCGGACTCCTTCATCACTTTAAAGCTGAATGTGAAGGCCTTTGTCGAGCCGTCACTGATATAAGGACCGGCTCTCCGAAGTTCTTGTGAAATTGACATTAGCGATCTCCTTGCCATCAATTTTCATTTGACAGCAAGGAGGTTTATGGACGGGTTCTTAGTCCTTCTTCGCTTTTCCGGAAAGAACTCCCTGAACAAATTCACCAGCATCCGCGGGCTGGATGTCTCCCGCTTCAACTCCCGCCATGTAGCCCAACGGTTTCTTGAGGAAGCCAAGCGGCAGGCCTGTCACCACAGAGAGAAGATCCAGCATATTGCGGGTATAGGAGCGGGCGTTGACTTCCTCATCGTTAAGGATCTCAACGGTTTGTTGAATCGCCTTGCCGCTTCCTTCGATAAGGCCATAAGCCGGAGCGGTCATAATCCTGCCAACATAAGGATCGGTTCCCCAGATGAATCGCGCAACGTCCGAAACTGCTCCACCTTTTTGATCTTTGGCTAAGCTGGCGCCGGCAGTGTTAATAAATTGTCCGGCAATAGGAGCCATAGCCACAGCGTTCTTAAAGGATTCCGAGGCCAGCATTCTTAGCATATCGTCCATGCCGAATTCGCCATCATCTCCTGTGTCCGGATCTCCGAAGACAACCGCCTCAATAAGTTTCGCAACAACTGAAGGAATCGTCACAACTAAGAGCGCGTCTCGAGCATACATGCCGTAACGCTTAATCAGTTTCTTCTCCATGCTGTCAGCGTGGAAGCGCTCATTGAGAAGATTGAACTGCATATTGAAGTAGTTGTAGAAAACAAGGAAGGAGCGGTACAAAGCATTTCCTGTTTCGACATTAGCAACGTTTTCCGGAGAGAAGTCGGACATCGTAGTGCGAATCACCGAATCTGCATCCAGGACCGCTTCCTCTGTAGTCCGTCCTTTCTGCAGCGCCTGGTTGTAAGCTCCGACCCATGTGATCGCATCAATCGGAATCTGACAGAAAGACTGCAGGAAGTATCCTTTCCGCATCAGGAAGTCATGGACAGGCTGAATGTATTTAGCCTTAGCAGCTACCGTCTTATTAAAGATTCCCTTTTGCTTCGTAACACGATTGTCCTGAGTGGAGGAAATCTTATAGATCTGAGACTGAAACTCCATTGCTCGGTCATTGAGGCGAGACATCATGAATGGAGAAAGCTGAGTGATTTGCTCCGTTACCTTTCTCGGATCACGGGCAAAGACACCGGCAGCGTCGATGAGGTTTCGTCCGGAAACCTTGGTGAGCGCAATTGAGAACCCAGTGAACTGTTGCAGAGCGTTCACGATGTGGCCCATCATGATGTTAATGCCGGCAATACCTCTGAGTTCATTGAGTTTCTTGCTGATCCAGCCGCTCCTTCCATCACTGACCTGCTGAGAGTAGGAACGCTTGAGCCACGGTCTCAGCATATCTCTCAAAGTTGTCGGATCCTGTGCATTAAGCTTCTCGGACAAGTCTTTGTTAAGAAGCAATTTGCCAACATCCTGCGCTACCGGTGCGATGTAACAGAATTTCAGAACCGAGGAAATGTGATTAGAAATAATCGCAACATCAAAACTCAAAGGTTCGTGATACCCGGAAGCTCGAGACTTCGTGAATCCCGGCTGGGATACCGGCATCGCGCTCAGATAATCTTGTTCCGTAATTCGATCAATTTCATCAAACGTGGCCTTGTCAGCCACAAGATATTTGTCCGTTGTTGCCGGAACATAACCGCCTCGATATTCTCCCCACGGAGTTTGAATCGGAGAGGCTTCAATCTCTTTGAAGGTGTAGCCGTAAAGATCTTTGTAGGCCTTCTGAGCATCCTCCTTGGTCGACTCCAAAAGATCCCATACCTGCTGTACGAAATCCATGTCCGCTTTTGTGATTGTGCCGTCGGCATAACACTGGGCAATGAATTGATCCCAGCGCTTCGTATCCAATTTGGTATTTCCTTCCTGATCTTCAACCATCTCGGCCCAAGCGTTTCCTTCTCCGCGACCACCGAGCAAGAGCTTCTCTTTGTTCGATTCATTGCCGGTGTGAAGAAGAGCGCCGATAAGCTCGGCTTTTGTCCTAAACGTGTAGTTGAGGGTCGGAGCGTGAATATCCGTTCGAGACAACCAATCTTTCTGCAGCGGCTTAATCAGTTCTGCAAGCTTTTGCTGAAGTTCGCTGTTGCGGTTGCGGAACTTGGCTGTTGCCTGTGCGATCGGATCATAGATGTGTGATCTGAACGGATGGTTGGGGTTGCCTGTATCCATTTTGTTGCACCAGGACTCAACACGAACAAGCGAAGATCCGAGGCTCAAGAGCCCGTCTTGTCTGAACTTCTCGAAGGGCGTAGTCGCTTCTGTTTGTCCTACAGAGTGAGACGTCAGATTCTGCGTGTTCATTTGAGCTATGAGTTCCTTAGCCGCCTGTTCCCGAGCTTCTGCTTTTGCCTCACGAGTAGTTTCTTTCCACTGACGAGACATAGCAAAGAGCATACTCACGTCTTCCGCCAAAGACTGAAAGTCGCCATAAGTCAGATTGCTGTAGCCTTGTCCCCCGTTAATGCCTTTGTATCGACTGAATACTCCGGACAGCATCTCATACACGGGAGGCGCCATGTCTTTAAAAGCGTTGATGCTCTTCTCTACCGCTAGAAGGTCTACATCTTCGGGTTTTGTTCTCCCGAGTCCTTCAATGTTGAAGACAGCGCGAAGTACATTAAGGACATCAAGGTCATAAGTCTTAGCAAGTTTCTTATCTGCAGAGAAGGTCTTTTTCCGGATGCGTTCAAAGCGATCTACTTGCTTGTCGACATCCAATGCCTGAAGCGCCGCCTGCAGATACATCAACTGCTGTCTCTTGTATGCGGCGGCCCTGCCCTTGTCTCCGCTGGCTAATGCTTCATAAGCCTTTCTGGAGGCCCTTGCCTGCATAGCCACAAAGTTCCGGGGATTGACGTTGTAAACGGGCATGTTGGCCAGCATCAATTCTGCAGAACGTTTGGCCGCTTCATTGATCATCCTCTGGCTGATTCCTGCAGGGCTTCCTGCCAAGTACTTAAACTCCGTTGCAACAAACCTTGCTCGGGCTTCGTTCTGCAGGGCCTCGGTAATCTGAGCATCAATGCCTGCCTGAGTAAAGTTTTCGGAATACTTCTCAATACATCTTCGAGTAGTTTCTTCTTCGATGCGCTCGTCTTTTCGTGTTCCCTCAAGAAGACCTTGGACCATATCTTGGACAGTCGCAAACGCATTGCCCTGACCTCGCATGAGTTCCATTACTTCAGACGGCGCCATTCCACCCTTCTTTGTCAGGCCAAGAGCGCTCAGCTTTTTGATTGCAGAAGAGCTGACCTTGGCGGCCGTCAATGCTTCCGGATCAAATTTCCAATTGATGCCAAAGGTTTCGTTGCTTTTCTTGATTAGTTCATAAGCTCGAGTTCCCGCCTCAGCCTCGATCTCTGCCGTAACGCCTTCTTTAACCTTGTCGCGGATTTCTTTGGCTTTGCGCTGGATCATTCGCAAGGTCTTGGCTCTGGCGTTCGAGTACCACTTCTCATCTTTCGCTTTTGCCTCATTTAACAGAGCTTCTCCATCCGCCAGCGCCTCATCGTGCGCCTTCTGCATGGCGATCCAATCTTCCTCGCTCATGTCTTTGGGCTTTTCGTCAAAGAGCGGTCGCATGGATTCAGATACTTCAGCCTGATAGAGGTCGGCTTCAGCATTGAGCATTCGATCCATAACGCGCTGAACTTCCTCAGAGAGCTGAGGCAGCTCCTCCCCAAATTCAGATTTGTACTGAGCCGCTCTTTGTTCGGCAACTCCACCCGTCCAAGCTCTATAAACATCCCTGATCCATTTACCGAGATTCTTGAAAACAGTGATGAGCTTAGGATTGTGCGGCTTACCTGTGGCCAAATAGATTTCGGTCTGATAGGCAAAGCGCTCGTGAAACTTTCTCTTCTCTTCGATGCTGAGGTTCTTCCATTCATCCAGCGACTTGAGGCCGAAGTCTTTCAGAAGCGTTTCTGCGTCCTGTTTGATAAGTCCGGAGACACCCGCTTCGCCAGCCAGCTGCATCAGGTTTTCAAGATACCAGTGGCTCATTTCATGGGCAAAGGTGGACAAGTCAGCATTCGGAGTCAGGTGGATTGTATTTTGTTTAGGGCTGTAGCCGCCTCGCTCGTTTGTTCCGTTCTGGAAGTAGACAAGAGAGTCCTGAATCTTTTGGGACAGTTGAGAGACGGCCTTAGCTCTCACAGTCTTGCGGTTACTGCTAAGTTCTACACGGATGCCCTTTTCTTCCAGAGCGTCAACAAGTTCTTTCGGAGCGTTCTCCGGCAATACCGCTCCGGAAAACTCTTCAATATTCGAGCGTTCTGTGACGGGTCTTGTGCTGATCAAAGTGACGTTAGTCGGCTTAAATCCTTCCGGAAGTTCCAAGCCAAGCTTGGCAAAAACTTCAGTCGCAGGAACATTGATGGACCGCGGTTCGATCTTTTCGGTTTGGTAATAACCAGGGGCTACGCATGAATTTATTT